GCAATACCTCGAACAGATGGCGCAAGGCGGCGCACCGCAGGCGGCCGGTGCCGACGGCGCTCAAGCCAGCGAAGGCGCTGGCGGCATCGTCAGCCTCGTACGGTCGCAGGCGCAGGAGATGAGTCAAGCAGTGCAACGCGCACCGGGACAAGGCTAAACGATGGTATTCCACGACTTTGAGTGCGACAGCTGCGGTCACAACATGACCGACGTGGCGTTTGCCAACTATAAGACGATCAAGCGCCAAATTAAATGTAGCGAGTGTGGCGAGACAGCGTCGATGCGCTTCCGCAAAAACAACCTCATACACCACGACAAATCGTCGATGTACGGCAAGTACCACGCCGGTTTTGGTGAGGTCGTGAAAAGCTACTCGCATAAGCAAGAACTGATGAAGAAGTACAACGTAATGGAGTCAGCCGACGCCGTCGGCGGCTCGCGCAACCACATCACCTCCGACGTAACTAAGCCTGCTCCACGCAGCAGCGAACCGATCTATTGGGGCGACACCCCCGATGGGGCGATAGCCGCAGCCGAGCAGGCCACAAAGGAGCAATAAAGGATGTCCGAAGGTATTCTAGACTTGGACTCCGGCAGCGACGACGCGGCACCCGACACTGGCGCTTCAGACGAGTCGACCAACACGGTCGAACTGTTTGAAGATACCCAGGATGCGGCCCCGTCTGATGATGCTGGACACTCTGACGGCGAGACATCGGATTTCGATCCGGCACAGACCGATTGGCTTCGCGCCGATCTGGAGTCCGTGCCACAGCAGTATCAACCGCTGATACCGCTGGCGAAGAACCTACAGGCGCAGTTCACCCGAACGCAGCAAGACCTTGCAGAGCAGCGCAACCAGCTTGCGACGGAACGCAACGAGTGGGCCGGACGCATACAGCAGATGGCCGCACCCCCACCGCCGCCCGACCCCATCGATCAGATGAGGGCCAACGTATCGGAGGAGGAGCAGCGCGGCATCGACGCCGTGCAGCAAATCGTCCAACATCAGGTCGGCACCCACATCAACGGACTGACGCAGCAGGTGCAAGCCTTGCAGGGTCAGTTGCAGCACGCCAACCAGTATGTCCAGCACCAGCAGACCGCGTATGTCGATCAGCAGGTGCAGGAGGCGCGAGGGGTATACGGTGCGGATCTGGATCGCTACACCGACCAGATCGTCGCTACGACGAAGATCGCCAACCCTAACACAGGGCAGGCGTACACCGTCAAGGAAGCGTATGAGCTACACGCTGGCGTCACGGCGTCCAACGCCGCCAACGTCCGGCAGCAGAATACGCAGACCAAGCGCAACAGCAAGAATGCAGTGCGCTCGACCCAAGGGGTTGACGCCAGCGAGGAAGGCGGTCCGTTGTCCGACAACGATGTGTTGTCGGGTCTAGCCAACCTTGGATTTGAGTAATGGCCCATACAAAGCGTTTAAACGGGCTGTATATTGCTTGAGGCAATGTACTAAGTAAAGGACTTAACTTATTATGGCAGCTACATCTACCACCGAAACCTGGGATGCCGCGTGGACGCTCACGATGCGTGCCAAGCGCAAGGAGTTGACCGATAACTTCTTCGACGCCTACCCCACGTTGGATATGTTCCGCAGCGGCGGCGCTCTTGTCACCGATAATGGAGGCAAGGAGATCCAACAGGACCTTATGTACGGTCAAAATAGCGCCCAGTACTTTAGCGGCTACGACGTGCTGAACACCGACGCTGTTGACGGCGTCACGGCGGCGTTTTATCCGTTCCGCTATGCAGCGGTGCCGATCACGATCAACTACACCGAGGAGATGGAGAATCGCAAGTCCGACTCTGCGATGAAACTCCTTGCCGCCAAGACCGAGCAGTCGATGCTGACGCTACGCGACCAGATCAATAGCTCGATCTACTCTGCCCAGACCGGCAAAGCACCGTTGGGCTTTCAAGACATCATCGCTGACGCGCCAGGCACGACCCCGACCACGTTAGGCGGCATTACCGTCAGCAGCAATACCTGGTGGAAGAACAAAGCTAACAATGCCACCGCCGACACCTCGTTCCAGACAATTGTCAACACCAACTTTTACGAAGGTATGGTGCGGATGTCGACCCTTTGGAACGACGTCAGCGAATCGAACGAGCAGCCGACCAACATCTTCACGACCAATGGCATCTACGCCGATTACGAAGAGATCTTTGAAGGCACTGGGTACCAGCGCCTTTCATCGAAGGACTCGCCTGGCGTCGATGGTCGCCTGCCGTCGTTCCGTGGCATTCCGGTCCAGTACGACCGCGACTGCGGCACCGGCCGGATCTACTTCCTTAACACGAAGTATTTGAAGATGCATATGCAAGCCGGAATGAACTTTGCGAAGACTCCTTTCAAGGAACCCGCAAATCAGATGGCAAAAGTAGGTTTCATCGTCGTAGGCCTCCAGATCACCACCAACAACCGTCGCCGTCAGGGCGTCATCTACAACGTCAACGACTAAACAACAAAGCGCGTTTAAACGCTGCGTCCGGCAACGGGCAACGCGTTTAAACGCACTCTTTATCCGAGGCGCAAGCCAATGCGCCTTTAAGCCTAGAAAAGGGCAAAGGAGAATGAACAATGTCACGTAACGACAATGCCAATTTTGGCATCGGCGGTATTGGCGGCGCGGGAAATATCGGCCTGTACACCGAATCGTCTACTGCGAAGTATCAGTTGGGCCATAGGTTAGAGTTGTTTGATGGGCGCATATTCCGTTATTGCAACTTTGATGCTGCGGTGACGGTAGGCAAAATGGTTTGCGCTGATCAGTCAACGGGTGCCGCTGATGAGATTTCGGACGGCACCATTTCCGGCGGCGGCGCTGGCTCGACAGCCGTCACGCTGACGGCGTCTGGTTCTGCCGGTCCTCCGGCTGACTTTCAGGGCGTGGAGGCCAACGACTATGCAGGTTCCTATCTGCATATCACCGATGATGCCGGTGAAGGGTTTACTTACCGGATTAAAAGCAATGGCGCGGCCAGCAGCGATGCGGTCGAGTTTACGCTATACGATCCTATCGTGACGGCACTTTCTACGGGTGCTACTGATTGGGCCATTAGCGCGAGCCGTTACAATAACTGCCATATCACCGATGCAACCCACGGCACGCTTGTTGATCTTTTTCCAACGGGCGTGACGATGATAGGCGTAACCTCTGGCTATTTTGCTTGGGTGCAAACCAGAGGGCAGGCAACCTGCTTGGCCGATGGTACGATCACTGAAGGCAACCAACTCACGCTATCGGACGGCACCAATGGTGCGGTGCAGCTTAAAGATGCGGAGACGGAAGTTGCGATAGGCCATGCCTTGACAACGGTTGCAACTACAGAGTATGCGCCAGTAATGTTGAACTTGGAGTAAACAATTAAGGGCGGCGGCGCATAACGTCGTCGCCCTCTTCACCCTTTTAGGACATCATGGCAAAGCGAACACAACAGCTTGACCTGCCTAGCGAGATTGCAGAAGTCGCGCAGTCGGCCGCCCCCGTCGCAGAAAAAGCGCCGGAGGTCACACCCGACCAGATCGCCCAGCTTATTCTCAAGGGCAGCGACGACACCAAATCCGCTATACGCAAGGCGCTGGACCTCGATAAAACCCATGCCAGAGTACGGAAAAACAAAAACCAGACTAACAGTCAGGTACGAAATACCGTCAAGGCGATAGGCGAAGTGACTCATATTGACGGCTACGTGCCGGACCCCCCAGGACGTATCTCCGACCGTGGTCCAGAAGCAATACGTATTTGGCAGGAGCGTTGGCTCGATAGCAACGGCGACAACCTTTCTGAGTACGATCTCGACCACATGGCGTTAGAAGCGCAAGAGTAGGATGACTGAAAGCGTTGGGCAGATTAATGCGGCGAGCTTCTTTGGCGACACTGCATTGCTGGGTACAGTGGAGGTTGGCACCGTGGCTATTAGTGATAGCTTCACCCTACCTAGCCTGACTACGACGCAGCGCGACGCGCTCACAGCCGCAAACGGAATGTTGATCTACAACACGTCGACCAACACTCTGCAAGGCTATGAGAACGGATCCTGGGTTAATATGCGGTAGTGAGGGCGTAGCATGACCAACCTCGAAGTGATTCAGGCGGCGCTGCGACGCGTGGGCTTGAATAGCAACGCGTCTACGTTTAAAGACGGGGCGCGGACCTACTTAAACATGGTCGGCAAGGATGTGCAAAGCCGCGAGAAGTGGAACTGGCTGTTTAAGGCATCGACCTTTAATACGGTCGCCAGCACCCAGACCTACAGCCTCGCCTCCAACGCCCTGACGCCGCTGTCGTTTCGCAACACGACCGAAGACCACGTCATCATCGTCATGTCGAGCCAAGACCTCGATGCGGCCGATCCTAACCACTCTATCGACGGCGACCCGCGCTGGGTCATCATCGACGGCGTGGACAGCAGCGGTCTGGTGCAAGTCAGTCTATACCCCACCCCCGACAGCGTGGACACCATCGCCTACCGCTACTACGCGTCGGTGCCGGACTTTACGGCCGATAACGACACCGACAGCCTTGACGGTTATTACTCGCCGGTGGTGCAGCCTGCGCTGGTCTACGGCGTCAGCGCCCTCTACAAGCAGGAGAAGGGCGACGACCAAGGGTCGCTGGTGGACCGCCAGGAGATGGAGCGCGTCTTAGGGGTCGCCAGCCGCCAGAACGCCAACGTCCAGGGCAACCGCACCTACCGTATGCGCCGTTCCGACGACCGCGCCAGCAGCAAGTTCTCGTACTCGCCCCAGGAAGGCAGTCTTAGCTAGATGCCCATCACCGCACAAAGCTTGCGTTTGGGGCCGTGGCGTGACGGCGTCAACTACAGCCTACCGGCCGAGGAGGTCTCACCGGCCGGTCTGTATGATATGGAGAACTGCACCGTCGGGCTGGCCGGAGAGGTCAAAAAGCGCAAGGGCTACGCTAAGTTCAACGCGAGCGCGATGAACAGCGGCGCGACCGTCACTGGATTGGGGCAGGTCGTCCTCGCTGGCACCGAGAAGGTGTTCGCTTTTTGCGGCGATAAGTTCTTCGACGTGACGGGCGGTACCGCTAC